ATCAGACTTATGATGAAAATGTCCACTCATTGCCATATCAAACTTATCAAAAAGTTTTGATTCTACTCCATCATGACTCCATGATCCAATATGTTGTTCAAATCCTTTTACTTCAAGATGTCCCATAAGAATTTGACATTGTGTATTTTTAATTGCTTTCATACACTCACCATAATTATCTTCATTTATCCACGGCATCATGAGAATTCCTAGTCCATCAAAATCTACTTCTTTTGGTGATGAATACATCCACGGCTCCACCTTTCCTTCATGTGAAGTAAATATTTCTTCTATGGAATTTAATTCATTAGTATTTTTGTGAAAAGTATCATGATTACCGATAATTATGTGGGTATCTACTCCCATCTTCCATAGGCGTTCAACAAAATTTGTTCGTAGATCATTCAGTATCTTGAAGTTAATAAATTTTCTACGATCAACTACATCACCCAAATGAATTAATGTTTTGATATTATGTTCTTCAAGGTAGGGAAAGAAAATATTATCATAAAACTTTTTAAAATAACTTAAAAAAGTAAGACTATCTCCACGTGCTCCCCAATGGGTATCTGTGATTAAAGCTATTTTCATGCTGCACTCATAAAAAGTTCTAAAGCTGTATCTTGTTTCTTGGTAACTTTCTTTTTCTTACTCTTTTCAAAGGTATCTACAAACTCATCAACTATTACTTTGAAATCTGAATTTTTATAATCATTAATGTTTTCATGCTCATTTGATTCACCACTAAGATCAATATCCATATAATTAGGATTTGTTTCATAGTTTTGCATACTTTTATATTTTATGTATAACTGTTTTTTCTCTTTTTGAATTCTTCGAATAAAGGCGTAATAAATTATTTGAGTAAAGTAAGCGAAGGGATTGTTGGATTTTTCTGGATTGAAATTGTGGATATAATGTAAACAGTTTTCTATTCCATCAGAAATCATATCATTTTTAAATGCATAATTTATGAAGTTTGGTCTGAATGATAATCTTTGTGCAATCTTTAAAAATACTGAACCTAGATATTCTGAAATTTGGGGGAGTTCTTTACCTTTTTTAACTGCATTATCATATTCTGCTTTATATTCAATCATTGCCTCTAAAAATTTCGCATTATCTACATAATGCTGTTTTGCTACTTTTTTTCTTTTTGCCATAATGTTATATCTGTTTCAATTAATGTCGTATTATTATTATATCATAAATTTGGTAGATGTCAAGTTTAGTTCATTAATCCTTCAGGTTCAAAATCTTCTAATATTTTTGTCATTTTGTTCATTTCTTGATCTTTATTATGTCCCATATCTTCTTTTACAGAATTTATATAAAATTCTTGATAATCTTCTCCCAATTCCGAAACAGACATAATACACCTTGCTGCTAGGGGTACAAATGTAGTATCTGTAAAGGGTAGCCATTTAAGTAGTGCCATTTGTGATTCTCTTTTATCATCATTAAATTTCATCATCACTTTCATCGGCCAATGAAGTTCTAAATAACCATTATCCTTACTTCTATCATTTACTACAACTTTAGAGAAAATTATTTCACCATTATCTAATCTAATTACTTTTAGATTATCTTTATCCAATTTTTCCATTTATACCTTTAATGTAATATTGTGAATCTTGTATGGAAATTTTTCCTCATCATATATTTTTATTCTATCTTCATGATGGCGATAAGCATAATTTTTTCTATTCTTCCATCTCAAGTCATCTGCTATATCGTATAAGGTAGTTTTATCTGTTGTATCTGATAATCGTAATCCTCGACCTATCGATTGAAGATTTCGTATGCGAGATTTAGAAGGAGAAGCGAACACAATGTTATGCAAATTCCTAATGTTGATGCCGGTACTGAATACCCCATAACTTGCCACGATGATGGCATCTCGTTCTGTTTCTGCGATTGCTCGTATCTGTTCTCTAGTCTCGGTTTCTGTTCCTCCAAATACAAAAAAAGTCTTCCTATTGTCATCTGTCTTCTCCTCGATCATATCGTATAAAATACGTCCATGTTTTTTCACTAATCTAAAGAGGCACAAAGTATTACCCTCCAAAGACAATACTAAGTTTCTTATATATTTATTTCTTTTCTCATGTCCTACCAAAAATTCTATCTCATCTGCGTATTTGATCTGTTTAAACTGTTCACATATCACATCAGGATACTTTAACAATATAATTTCTACATGTAAAGAAGATAATTCTTTTCGATCCATTAACTTTTTGGTTGTTGTAACTTTATAAACCTTACCAAATAGACCTTCAAGTACTAATTTGTGAGTTTGTGTGCCATCTAATGTTCCTGTAGTACCAATTCTGTATTCAGCGTTCACACATTTAGTCATAAGAGTTGTAAGGGATTTAGATTTAAATCCATGTGCCTCATCACCAATCACTAACCTATATGGTTCAAATGTTTTTTTGTTAAGTTTGTAAATAGATTGCCACGTTGAAATAACCACTAGTTTATCGGAAACCTTATCTTGTCCGGCATAGACTTGATGACAATACTTTGCGGAATCCCATCCATACTCTTGAAAATCTGAATATAATTGTGAAACAAGTGAAGTGGTAGGAACGATTATTAATGTTTTAACATTGAGTGCTCGTACAATTAAATAGATGATTAGGGATTTTCCACTTGCGGTAGGTGATACTAATAAACTTTTTTTGTATGATAAGGCATGATGAAATCCATCTAATTGATAATCTCTTGGTTCAAAAGGTAACTTTAAGTCATCAAGGAAAGCTTGATTTTTTGCTATTTTTCTAGGTTTCCAATCAAAACCTATCGGGGCCACTCGATAATTTCGGGGCTCCGCAAAGATAAACACGTACTCAAGTAATCCACCATACAGTAACCTATTGTGAATATTGAATAATCTTATCTTACCATCCCAAATTTTCATACGATATGCTGGCATGAATGTGTGGCCCGGTACAGTAAATGTGAAATAATCACAAATTTCTTGTGCTACTCCAGCTTCACAGCTTATTTTGAGGAATACTTCATCTTTCTTAGTAACCTCAATTACTTCAATGACCTTCTGTGAATCGTTTCCAATCGATTGCATTTTTAATTAAATATCCTCTATTCGATAATCCCTTTACTATGGCTTCAAGATAATCCACCTTTTCTTCTTGTAGTGATATTTTTTTCTTACCCTCTATTATGTCATCATCAGCATCTATATACTCTTGTACATCTGCCTTGAGTAACTTATATTGGAATGGCTCCCAATCATAAGCCTCTAATTCGGTTTCATCCATCCTTCCAGAATAATACTCCCTTTTAACTTTTAAAAGTTTACTATGATCAAACTTCATAGTACGGAGTCTCAATCTTTCATCATGAAAGAGAATTAAATATTTGTTATGTAGTTGTGGGATTTTAACAGATTCTTGAGATAGTTCTGTTTCATCAATTTCACAATCTCCTGACCACAATTTCTGTATTTCTTCAAATTTCATTTATTCAATATATCTTTCAAATTATCAATCTTTTTTATGTGTTGCTTCCATTCATGGCTTGTATCTACCTTATATAAACGATCTGCACCATGAGCATAAAGACTCCTATAACCAAGATCTAAATCTTTTATATAGGTATAAGCTTCAGAATCACTCATCTCTATATACATGATAGGTTTATGTTTTCTTATTGTATTTTCAGCTCCTTGTAAAACTTTAAGTTCAAACCATTCAACATCCATCTTTATAAAATCAAGTTGATTAAAGTTATAACTATCCAACGTTTTTGTTTTAACTTGTATTTTTGGAAAATTTTCCCATTCGGGTTGTACCCATCTGTCACCTGTCTTTTGTTTAGGTTCATGTACAAGTGATGCCATTCCAGTATTGGTAGTATTTGGTACTTTCATTGTAGCAGTACCATTCTCATGCCCAAGTGCTACTGTCTCTAGAGTACTAATGTTACCCCAATCAGAATTATCTTTAATAAAACTCTCCATATTTTTTTTCCAACATTCTATATGTTTGGGAACGGGTTCAAATGCATAGACTCTTTTAAAATTTTGTGCTAACCTTCTAGTCCAAATACCTACATGTGCTCCAATATCAAGTGCCACATCTCGGTTAGATATGTGGGGCATCACCTCATTGAATTGAGTCTGTTCATAATCTCCACCCCATTTATACCAATCTTCATCATCGGGAATCCATATTCTTTTATCACTTGTTAATTTCATAATCTTTTAATTTTTTAAGGGCAACCATCGTACCTACCTGTTCAATTATTTCTGCATAACCATCTTCAATCCACTCATCTATAAATTGTGTCACACCCCTACAAGTTGGATCAGTATAATCATGTGCTAAACACGGACCATTCAAATAATTCCAATGATGTATTAAATCTTTTTTAACACCTTCATACGAATGATCACCATCAACAAATAACATACACAATGGTATATTTTCCATTGCCCACGAATTGTTTACTCTAATATCTATTCGGTGTTTTTCTTCATATTCATTCAACCAATCATCTGCATCAGGGTCATGACACCCCTCAACTACATCAACTGAAACTACTTTTACTTTGGTATCATGAGTAGCCATTGCGAGTAAAACTGTTGATCCTCCCCAATATCTACCAATCTCTAATATAATATTACCATGTTCATCTTTGGGCATTCTTGTCCATTGCTGAGCCGCATACTTATATAACAATCCTGCTTCATGTAAATCTAATCGGATTATATCTCTTGTTTCTCTGGGCGAATTAAATAACCATAATAAATTCACAAAATCTTGTCTCATAATATTTCTTTCAATTTAGATACATATTTTTCTATAGTAATAAAGGGTTCTTCGGGGTTAAGTGGCCATCTATAATTAGGTATCAACCTCCTTATAACCTCTTTCTTTGTGCTATCATCTTCATCTGTCTGTTCAACTATTGAAGTAAAGGTAAAATCTATACCATCTGGAGGATCACCTATAGTTTCCTCTAAGTATTCATAAAAATCGGCCACTAATTTTTTCATAGGCCAATCTTTTTTATCATAAGTACACATCCATTTAGGTACAAAGGTATCTCCAGCTTCAACATATTCTAACTTATCTTCTATTCTAGAAAATGTATGTTTATGATTTTTATATGAACCTATACCCAATACATTGTAATTTGTCGCCAATAACATTTCAGGATTAGTCATTAATCCGTCAAGGTGTATATCTTGTTGAGACATTTCATCCCAATCTATTTCTCTTTTATACATCTTCAATTCTTTTCTACACTTTCTTCCTGAATCATCACGAAAATAATCTTCTTGTTGTACGCCTTCCATACCTCCTATACAATACTGAGTATTATCATTCAAAAATTTGTTAACTAATCCAGAAACTATCACATCATATTTTCCTAATTCATCAAAAATTGTTTGTACACTTATTTCGGATATATCATGATCTATTAATTTTTGTATATCTGAAGAAAGTCTATCTAAATCTTTTTGAAAATCTCCAGTATCAAAAAAGATAACATCTGACATTGTAAATAATCCTAGTGAATTTGCATAGTTTAAGAATTCGAAAATCTTCTCTTCTCTAGGCGCCCTTCTTTTTTGTTGTTTTACTACCTCTCTATCAAAACTCTGTACACAAGCTATTACTGTATTAAAGTTGTATTCCTTCAATACATCTAATTGTCCTACATGGTGAGTATAATCCGCCATGTGGAATTCCATTAATTTTCTTGGGCAGTCTTTGAAATTGGGGATAAGATCAAATAAGTTTCTCATTATTTCTGGTGACATTAATGATGGTGTACCACCACCAAAAAAATAATTACGAATAAGATCTGAACTTAATATGGGTTCATAAAATTTTATTTGATTTGGAAGATATTCAGAATAATACCGATGGAAGGATTCTTTTTCAAAAAAAGTACCTTTAAATGTACAATATTCACATTGTTCTTTACAAAATGGGCTGTGAATGTAAACCCCCGTTTTTAACTTGGTATTGCTCCAAGCCTTTAAAATATCTTCACCCGAAATCGGTTTCATTTTAATCGTTTAATAAATTTTTAA